GGTTTTGGAGGTTGTCGATTTCCGTCTGACGAGCAGTGGAGGCAGCTTCGTCCGCAGCCTTTTGCTCCGCCATAATCTTGCTATATTGATCAGCAAGAAGCTCGTCTGTCGAAGGGCCTTCAAGCTGGCGCATTGTTGGAGTAGCAGGAGCCTCTCTCGGGCCACGGTCATAAACCGGTTGCTGCATCAAGTAATCACTCAACGAGGCATAAGGGGAAGCTGAACTTCCGTATTCGTCTTGAGCGCGGCTTAAATCAGTTGGTTCTGCCATTTATATCACCATGCCTTGCAAGACCAGTATCGAGGCGTGAGTTTGTCCTTCGCCGTTGAGCACTTATGGCGAGCACGAAAACTGGCTCTTCGTTCTGGTATGTTTTTTTTGATTGTCATGTTTGGATCACCGAAACGAACCAGCTTAACTTGATCGCCTTGACGAGCAAGAACCGCGAACTTCTTATTGCCGCCAGAAGTCCTTTTAGGTTTATTAAAGCCGGAGAAAGACTCGCCGCGATATGATACGCGGCCAGACTCCGTTCTCTTTGTGTCCTTGGTCGTAGCCATACTAGGCGTACTCTTTTACAAGTTCCAAGATAACCGTGTAAGTGTCGGTACTGCTTGCCCCGATAGTGGTGAACAAGATATCGCCCGTTACACCAGCACCAGCATTGTTTGGAATGCCGGTGAAATCAGAATAATCATGGAAACCATTGCTGTCGGGCGATAGGCCGATAATCAACGTGTTTGCGGTTGCATCACACAGCAGCTCAACCCCCATGCCAACGCACTGCCACCAGATTTTACTAACTGTGACTTTGGAGCAAGATTTACCGGCGCTATTTGCAGTCAGAGCAGATACATCCACCTTGACCACATTAGTCTCTCCGGTTCCGTCCGAAATATTTGTAAACTTCAGGACAGCTTTGCGCTCGCCGTCCTGAATGGTTTGTGACGTGACTGCATCAGCCATTATTACTCTCCTGAGTTATAGCGATTAAGCGTCAGCGAAAGGCGTAACAATCGTTCCTGAACCTAACAATAAAGAGTCATGAACCAAGTACGTTGCATCGTCAATAGCAGTAATCCTGATAACACTACCGACAATTCCGCCCTTAGTTGATCCATTTAAAGTGATGACATCGTTAGATGCTGCAGGAATAAACGCTTTTTTAGCGCCATCATCTACGGCAACCATTGCCGCGCCAACAAACTTGTCAGTGCCGTCAGTCAAGATATCAAGATCAGTCGCTGCGGTTTCTACATAAAAGAAAAACGAAGCGCCAGTGTTGTTGTCTTGGCTAGGGGCCGTTGGGTCAGTGGGGGTATTCACGTTGATAGATGGCAAAGTAAACTTGCCGTCTGCATCGTTCAGCAAAATGATTTTGCCAGCATGAGCAGCTACGGTGAGCGTAGTGTCTGCGGCAAGGCTGACTGTGCTGTTTACGCCTGCAGTGATAAAACCAGCTAAAGATCTAACGGGACCAGAAAAAGTAGTTTGTGCCATGGTATTCACCTCTTACGAAAGGATTCGCCCTAATGTCTTCGTAACGTCCGCTGAGCCGGTCGTTAGGGCTGTTTTTCTCAGTTGACCAACATTCTAGGGCAATATCGAGACAAAAAAAAGGGCCTTTCGGCCCCTTTCTCTTTAGGCTCCTTGTGAGCCGTAAATGCCTCGCCAATCGGACCAACCGAATGAATAACGCTCTCGCGCCTTGTATCGGATGTTTCCGGTGGTGAAGTCTGGTTCCATAGAAGTTTCCATCGAAGTACGCTGGAACATCTTGAGACCTTCGCCTTGGTCTGTAACAGAAGTCAACAGGAAGAAAGCATCTGGGTCGTTCAGATAGTGGTTAACAGTGTAACCACCGGGCAGAACGCCAGTGTTTCGGATCGCGTTAACATCATTATCAGCAGTCCCAGATCGCTTGTCAGAATTCAAGATTCTGTCCGCAACGAATACCAATTGTGGAGGAACGACTAGCTTAGTCGCCTGAACCGAAATGGTCAGTCCTCGATCATCGGTGAAAGTGCTGATGTCGATCAAAGCATCTTCAAGTGAAGTTTCATTGAGGTCAGCCATCGTTACTGCCCGGTTAGCAGCGTTACCGCCACCAGCCAGAGGGTGAGCTGTGTTGATCAATGATACGCCGTCACCGCCAGTGTAAGTACCAGAGAAAGCGTTATTCAGCACATCAGCGCCTTTAACTTCCTTAGTATTTGACATTGAGCGAGCAAGTGCTTTCACATATCGCTTACCGAGTGAGTCATACAAATTGTCTTCTACTGCTTCATCCGTCCATAAGTCATTGTTTTAATGACTTTTTTTGTTCAGGCCAAGTCGCTAATTTGACCCCGTTCTTTTCAGAACCGCTGCATGTCGCCATGCAGATCAGACTATATCTTCAACCGTTCTGGTTGGATGGCGCTTCCACTCGCTTGAGTGTACTCCCTTTCGGGATAGTCGTTGCACGTTCCTCTTTCGAGGCTTCGCTCAGGATTGTCTTCGTGAGATGTTCCCTGAATTCACCATCTTATGTCCTGCGTATTCCTACGCAGCGCGTCCACGGATATTATCAAACGCGAATGCTAACGCAATTGTTTCATGCGTATAGCGAGCAGAGTAAGACTCAGAAGCATTGTCAAAAACAACGCCCTGACCTTCAGTTTTTGTTGGTGCCGAACCAAAACCAGTAATTAACACCTCTTCTTCAAAGGCACGTTGAGAATCTTCGATTGCGTAGATTTCTTCGTACTCTCGGTCGTATGAATCATACGACATACCAAAAAGGCTGTTTAAACCCGGTTCCAATTCCTTGGCTAATTGCGCTCTTGAAATTGCCATTAGTCAGTCTCCTTATGCTAGACCAGCAGATTTAACACCAGCAATGTGGTTTTGAATAACCACAAGCACGTTGGTGTTAGCACTTGCTACATCATCGTTGTCAGGATCTTGAGAAATGTCCAAAGCTTTCAACGGCAAAGTTGTTGCCGTTGCGCCAGTGGTCACATCAAGTTCCACATTTGATCGGCCAGAAGCTGTATCGCCAGTGGTGGCTTGGTCAACAATATCAAAATTGCCAAACAAGTCTGCTACTGGGAAAGCTGCATCCGCTTGAACAGCAAAGACGGTCATGGGATCGTCTATGATGAAAGCAATGATGTCTGATGCCGCGATTGAACCGGGGTAGTAGTTAGAAAAAACCTGCTCACCGGATGTGGGGTCTGTATATTGACACCCGTTAAAAACCCCGACTACGGGGACAGTGCTACTAGCTGCGGCTCGTTCGATACCGCCTCCGGTTACTTGCTTAACAAGATCTCCTTGGAAAATCTTGCCGCTCAAACCAGAAGCAATACGGTATCGACTTTGGCCACCAGAATAGGGAGCACCACCCATCATACGGACGGGGCGTAAACCAAAGGCTGCGTCTTTGTTAGCCATTGTTCTTCTCCTTTAGACTTATCGTCTGCCAAATGTTACGGAGGAGTCTCGCTGGGGGTCATACTTGACGTAACGTGAATCGCTGCGGGTTTCGTTAAACATTGTGTTATCTAATGCGTCCCGAGCCGCTTGGTTCTTATCGTTATAATAAGCATTCCGCTCTTCAATCGTTTCATCTGGAATTTTCGCCAGCAATAATCCTTCATTGTAAATGACGCCAGCGTGTCTACCGGAATCCATTGTGGGAAGCTCCCACTCTGGAGGTAAGTCTGATGCTGTTACCAGCTCCCAACCTTCCCTTAACCTTCGACTTACGTTTGCTCGATCTTCCGCGCCTAACATTGATTCTCGGATCCACCTATAGGTGTAACCGGGAGGTGAGGGCGGAGTTTCCAGCTTGCGAACTGGTCGCCACGGTCTACGTCGAGCCTTTTTATCGTGTGTCTCGGAATCACGCGAAGCGCGGGTTTTAGCTGTGTCTGTCATTATCTTGCCTCCCTTTGAGCAATTTTTTGCTTTTCTGATGCTACACGTTTAAGCCAAGCTTCCTCGGACATATTGTGTGGCTTCAAACCACGGAGGCGCTGAAGTTCTGACTGAGTGAACTTAACACCACGCTTGTTGCCTTGTGTTTGTTGCCGACCAGCAGGGCTGGCGGAAGCGACTCTTTGCACAGCGGGTCTATCTTCCTTTTTTTCGGCTACCGAATCACCCTGTAAAGTCGGGTAGATCCGAAAAACTCTTGTGTCCAATTCATTGTAATACTCTTCGGAGTCTGGTTCAAACCCCTCGTTAATGAGATTGAAATGAGTGAAGTACGCAAACTGAGTCGCCTGAAGGTTTTCTTCGTTCTCAGAATCACCATACCATTTGTTTTGATCATGCCAGCTTAAAGCTTCGCTAGTAGGTTTTACTTCCTGCTCAACTTGCTGCTGAGGCTGCTGGTATGCCTGATAGTTTTCTTGCGGGACTTGCTGGGAACCGCTTTGCTCGGCAACATACTGTGACTGCCTAGACTGAGCAACTCGAAGCTTTTCTTTCTGAATCGCAATATCGTTCTTTAGCGTGTCCGCCTTTGAAATCAAATCAGCGTCACCAGACCGAATCGCTTTTCGGTAGATGTCATCTATCTGGCTTTCTTTCGAGGAAAGAGCTTCTTGCTCTTTTTGCAATACAGTCGTCTGCTGAACAACAGAATGTTTTTTGTACGCATCAAGCTCCTGATCTTTTTGCAGAGCAAGAGACTCAAGGTACTGAGCACGCTCCTCAGCTTGCTTGGTCTTTTGGTTTAGCTTATTAATCCGCTTGCTAACCGATTTGGTGTAGCGC